AAGAAGCTAATAAAATATTGATTGATCTTGGTTTACATTTAGAGTATAAGTTTATAGAAGATTATGTAAGTGACAATGGTGAGTATGCTTACACTCTAACAGTAGAGAAAAGAAAGCAGAAAAATAATGAGTAATATACCCTTGATACACAAGCAACGCTTGCTACAAAAGATTTACAGGAATGTACAACTTGACAAAAGAGTCTTGACATACGAAAAAAAACCTGTTATACCACATAAAATTGATATAAAGGTATAATTATGCGCTGTAGAATCTGTGACGTTAGATTAGAATTATCCAGAAAGTTAGACATATGCCCAGAGTGCTCAGAGGCAGTCAAGCAAGCACTGGAGAGCGATCTGGAGACAACTTGGAACACTTTGTATAAGGAACCTGAAGATGAGTAGTTTAATTGTAATGATACTTAGATTAATCAATAACTTGGAGAAACGCCTACCATGAACAGAGAAGAAGTTTTAATGAGTGCTCTGGATTGTATCACAAACGACAGAGCTAACCAGTATGGTAAAGCAGAGGACAACTTTGGTAATATATCTAAATTGTGGTCTGCTTATCTTAGAATAGACATCAATAAGCTAGAAGTGGCAATGTTGATGACGTTGGTAAAAGTAGCCAGAACAATCAGTAGTCCAAAACATGAAGATAATTATGTTGACATTTGTGGTTATTCTGCTATAGCTAATGAACTAGCAAAAGAGAAGAAGGGAGATGAGTAATGGCAATGGGTAAAAACTATACCGTAGGTGTATTTGATATTACATACTATCTAGTTGATGAGGATGGTAATCAACTATTAAATGATGACGGCAGTGTAAAAGAATTTTACTCTAACAAAATTGAAACAGGTTACTGGGCAGAAAATATTGATCCAGATGATTTACAGGAGATTGAATAATGATTGAAGACGTAGAAATTATAATTAACTCAATTTATATTAAACAACCAGACAAGAAAAAAAATACAGAGTACGAAGAGGAACTTACTAAAGTTGGTTCAGTATCTATAGATTTTTGCGTGGAAATGGAAGATTTAGAAAAGCTTACCACTGTGCTAGAAGAAGAAGTTTTTGCACATGATCCTGTGGAGTTAACTGTCACTTATAAAAGTAGGTCTTGCTAATGGAAGAGAAAGCTATCAAAGATCACCAACCTTGCCCAGATTGTGAGTCTAGTGATGCTTTAGCTATCTATTCTGATCACACGTATTGTTTTAGTTGTTTTGAGAGGAAGTGGACTGTGGAAGCAGAAGTTATACCAATAGAACCCAAGGTTAAAAAACCTAGCCTTAAATGGGCAGACCGTAAAATATCTAAAGCTGTGAGTAATTTTTACGATGTACAGGTTACTTATGACTCAGTAGAGTTCCCTTATTTTTTCGAGGGATTGCAAGTAGCAACGAAATACAGGGACTCTGAGAAAAACTTTAAGACTAAGGGAGACTTTACTGAGTCAGAGATGTTTGGTATCCACACCTTGTCCAAGGCGAAGAACCATGAAGTAGGTAATACAGTTATCATCACAGAAGGTGAGGCAGACGCACTATCAGCATTTCAAATAGCTAACCGTATCAAACCCGATGCAGAACACATAGCACTAAAGAAAACATTAGTACCAGTGTTCTCAATCAAGTCGGGTGTGTCCAGTGCAGAGCGAGACATAAAGGCTAATCTTGTCTTGCTAGAGAAGTTTGAGCGTATTTTTATCTGCTTTGACTCTGATGATCAAGGTAAGTTAGCTTCACGTAAGGTTGCTAAGTTGTTTAGCCCGTCTAAAGCTAGGATTGTTAACCTAGAGTTAAAAGATGCCTGTGAGTACACCTCTAAGTCCATGACAGATGAGTTTATGTCTCACTTAAAAGACGCGACTGTTTATACACCTAGTGGTATTGAGAACGCTTCTAATGACTTTGACCGATTATGGTCTGAGCAGAACCTACAGAGCATAGACTTCCCTTGGAAAGCTTTACAAGACAGAACCTACGGCATAAGACAGCGTGAGATAATCACTTGGGCTGCTGGTACAGGCGTGGGTAAGTCTAGTTTTATGCGCGAACTACAGCACTTCTACTTGCAGAGCACCGATATGAACATAGGTATCATTGCCCTAGAAGAGTCAGTAGATCGTACCAGACGTGGAATCCTAGCCATAGAAGCTAACGACAAGCTACACTTGAACGAAGTGTTCAGTCAGTACTCTAAGGAAGAGATAAAGAAACACTTTGATAACACCTTGGGTACAGGTAGAGTTTATTTGTATGATCATTTCGGATCAATGGACTGTGAAGACTTGTTAAACAGAGTTAGATATATGGTTGTCGGCTTAGACTGTAAGGTTATCTTTATTGACCACCTGAGTATTTTAGTAAGTGGTCTTGACATACAGGACGAGCGTAAGGCAATAGATAAGACAATGACCATGTTAAGACAGTTGACAGAAGAAACAGGATGTGCTATACACTTGGTAACGCACCTAAGACGTATGAACTCTGATAGGTCACACGAGGATGGTGCAGAGATAAACCTAAGTCATCTAAGAGGCAGTCATGGTATAAGTCAGATAAGCGACACCGTGATAGCCTTGGAACGAGATACTCAGGCTGACGAAGAACGAGAAGCTAACACTACTACAATGCGAGTACTAAAATGTAGATACACTGGAGATGCTGGAGTAGCTGGTAGATTGTACTACAACAAAATAAATGGTAGATTAGAGGTAGTTAAGGAAGAATTTTAATGTCATATGTTATCTTAGACATAGAAACGGATGGTTTTGACGCTAGTGTGATACACTGTGTTGTCTGTGAAGATCATCATGCAGAACAGAGGGTATTTTATAAACCTGATAACTTGCAAGATTATTTAGCACAGTACGACTTAGTTATAGGTCACAATGCAATACAATTTGACTTTCCTATGCTTAAAATGATGTGGGATGTTACAGTTCCTGCTAAAAAACAGTTTGACACCTTGATTGGATCTAGGTTAATCAAGCCTGATTTGGAAGGTGGACACAGTTTGGAAGCTTGGGGCAACCGTTTGGGCTTTCCTAAGCTACCTCAGCCCGAAGATTGGAAGGTTTTTACACCTGAAATGCTAGAATATTGCAAAATAGATGTAAAAGTGTGTCATTTATTGTACAAAGAGGTGCAATTAAACCTAAAAAAGTTCTCAAAAGAGTCAATTCAGTCAGAATTTATGATGCAACGGCTGATAAACAAGGTCAGAGACAACGGATTCTACTTCAAAGAGCAAGAAGCAGTAGAGTTGCTAGAAAAGTTAGAGACAATTAAGGCAGAAATAAGGCAAGAAATCGACAAGGTATTTTTACCAGAAGTAATACAGCTAAAAACTAAGACAAAAGAAATACCGTTTAACATCAACAGTAGAGATCAGATAGCCAAGAGATTAATGGCAATAGGTTGGAAACCTTCTGTCTTTACCCCGTCTGGTAAGCCTAAAGTTGATGAAATACAGCTAGGAAAGTTCGATTCTAGGGAATCTAAGATCATTTCTGAGCATTTTACGCTAAATAAACGCACAGCAATGCTAAAATCTTGGATAAAAGCAACAGAACCTGACTTTAGAGTACGTTGTTACTACCACTCGCTAGGTGCAGTGACGAACAGAATGTCTTGTTCTGATCCTAACTTGCAACAAGTTCCTAGTAATCGTAAAATTTACGGAGAAGACTGTAGAAAGTTATGGTCTTGTCCACCCGGTAATAGGCTCATAGGCTCTGATGCACAGGGTCTGGAGCTACGTGTCCTCGCTCATTACATAAACGATCCAGAGTACACTAGAGAGGTACTGGAGGGTGACGTGCATACTGCTAATCAAAAAGCAGCAGGGTTATCCTCCAGAGATCAAGCTAAGACATTTATCTACGCCTTGTGCTACGGAGCAGGAGATGCCAAGTTAGGTACAGTTGTAGGTGGTAACGCGAAAGATGGTGCTCAGTTAAGAGCAAGTTTCTTTGATAAAATACCAGCTTTCAGAAGATTTAGTCAAGCAGTAATAAGAAAAGGAGAAACACAAGGTAAACTAAAAGCTATAGACGGGAGAATATTAACCGTCCGTAGTCCACACGCCAGTTTGAACACTTTGATACAAGGTAGTTCAGCTATCTTGATGAAGAACTGGTTTATGAACACCGCAATGGACATGAAAAGGAGGAATACCAATGGTAGAGTTATTGCTATGGTTCACGATGAAATTATTTTAGAATCTGGTAAAAAAGATGTTGACATCGTAGCAGAGTCTGTTAAACTAGGTATATCACAGGTAAACAAACAGTTTGATATTAGATGTGCGTTAGATTGTGATATTAATTTTGGAACTAACTGGAGTGAAATACACTAATGACTTTTCATTATATAGAAGGTAAACTAGAATACGCAATGTTGTTTGATCAAAAAGATATGTTTGACCGCTGGAGCACGGTACTGCTCTTAGAAGGTGATCAGATGAAACAAGCTAAGAAACTTGGATTAAAAATAAACCAAGTGGAAGATAAGTTCGGTGGAACACCTTACGTTTCTCTGAAGACCACCATGCCACCTAAGATGTACGATGCTGATAATAACGTGTACGATGGGCCGACTAGGTTGGCAACTGGTACGGAGGCAACGGTCAAGCTTACTCAGAAGCCATACGATAACAAGTTTGGTAAAGGAGTTACCACGTATATAGACAGTGTTAAGATAACTAATCCTGTTGCTTGGATACCCCCAACCGATGACGAGTTTCAGTCTGCGGCAGATACTGAGTTTTAGTGCCTGAAACTGATTACGGTCATTGGGATGTTGATCTGGTAGGCGAGTTTAACCCTGACGAACATTTTGGATTCGTCTACCAGATTACTAATCTTACAAATGACAGGTCTTACATAGGTTGTAAACACCTTATGAAGTACAGTAAAGGTAAACCAATAAAGGCTAGTGAATGGAGAGACTACTGTAGTAGCAGTAAGTATCTTAAACCAGACATAGATGAATTAGGGAAACAGAACTTTGAATTTAAAATACTTTTACTATGTGCTAACAAGCGTGATCTCTACTATAACGAGATGAAGATACAAGTAGAGCTAGGTGTTATAGAATCTGAAGAGTACTACAATGCTAACGTAGGTGGTAAAAGATTCTATAGACCTGTCAAAAGTTACGGAACCGATTTTAAGAATAAAATTAAAGGCATTAAAAACGGTAGATACAGAGGAATGTTTTTGGTAACTTACAAAGGTGGTATTACTAACTTAATTAAAAATATTACCATCAAGGATTTTGCTGATGAAAACAACTACAATAGAAGATGTCTTTTTAATATAATACATAATAGGCAAAAAACTCATAAAGATATAATTGGATTGGAATACGTAAATGAAAAAGATTGACACCCTAGCTAATGATATATACGACTTGCTAGAAAATGGGACTAAATCTCCCAAGCAAGAACACTTGTTTGCAATGGCATCTGAAATTGTAGACTCAATGAAGAAGCAGTTGTGGACAGGTACTACCCCTTCTAAAAAGGGTAAGTTGCGTATGTCTAACATAGGTAAGCCTTGCACAAGAGCACTTTGGTATGACATAAACGGTGATGAGAAAGCAGAGAGACTAACACCACAGACTAAGTTAAAGTTTATCGTTGGTGACATAGTAGAGTCTGTTATACTATACTTGGTTAAAGAGTCTGGTCACACAGTCACAGACCAGCAAAAAGAAGTAGAGTTGCAGGGTATTAAAGGGCATATTGACGCTGTGATTGACGGTGAGTTAGTTGATGTAAAATCCTCAAGCTCTTACGGTATGCGTAAGTTCAAGGAAGGTACATTACCACAAGATGATCCATTTGGTTACATAGGTCAAATAAGTGGGTACGCTACTGCCTTGGGTAAGAAGTCTGGTACGTTCTTAGCCTTTGACAAAAGTGCAGGAGAACTTGCAGTATACAAGCACGATGATATAGATGACTCCAATAAAAAGATAAAGAAAGTTTTGTCTGATACTTCTCAAGAGGAACCACCAGAGAGAGCGTTTGGTACTGTACCTGAGCGTGGTACTAAGAAAGCCAAGCTAGGTATAAACTGCTCTTATTGTTCTCACAAGCAGTCTTGTTGGGAAGACAAAGGCTTGACACTAGGGTTTAAAAGTAGTAGACCTGTATTTTATGTAGGGAAGCAAGAACATGCAGTTGACTTCTAATTACTTATCAGAAGAGGTTTTAAGAGACATTGCTGATATGTACAGTGTTGATGAGATACTAGATAATATTGGAATGTTACCTCACGATTTAGCTCTGCTGTTAGCAGACGAGATCAAAGAAAACTTGGACAAATTTGAAAACATACCTGTGGATGCTTATACAAATGAATAATTATGGAATGACACTACCAATATCAGAAGAAATAGATACCGTTAAGTACAGACAAACTGGTGAAGACTTTTATAGCAAGGTGGTACGCATAGCTGAATCCTTGAAAGATAGTCCAGACCATTTTGAGAACTTCAAGGATGCACTTAGACACATGAGATTCCTACCTGCTGGTAGGGTACAGAACGCTATGGGTGCTGCAAGACAGACCACAGCTTACAACTGCTTTGTCAGTGGAGTTATAGAAGACAGTATGGACTCTATCA